CTGGAGGTCTTGCGTAGACTCCGCGTAGCCAATCCCTGAGTGTTGATGCGGCATGATGATGGCCGCCATCGCAACCAGAGGAATGTAATCCGCCTCTTCGTTCTCCGCTATCTCCCGGCCGATTTTGATTACCTTACGACGCTCTGCAATCCCGTCGCCGTCGTAATCAACCAAAAGGTAGGTTTCCGAGACTTCGTACTCCCTCAGCGACAAATCCGATTCGTCGTCGGGGTCTTCCAGGTTGAACCTGTCCCGGTTGACGGCCTCATTGGAATCATCCGCACCCTCTCCCACTTTGTCCAAAAGCGCCGCATCAATGCCCATTTCAAGCAATTCGGAGCGGGTTTTCTTGGTGACGTGGGATACGAAATCACAATCGTCCAGTTCTACGGAGCGATGACGGTTTGAGACTCTTACCTCATCCGCCGGGACAGCCTCAAACCTGAGGCATGGCTTCGTCGTGGTGACTTTGACTTCTACGTCATACCTCGGGAGCCCGTCAGGGCCGGGTATCTCCGTACCCGCTACCAGTTCCACCCCTTCGGATTCGCTCAGGTCTACCAGTTGCTCCAACGTGAGCGAGCGATACCTTTCGGTAGTGGTTTTCTCTACCTGCTCAACCCATATTTTCGTATACCCCACAGGGTACATGAGGCAATCTTTAGTCCAGTTGTGCAGCGCCAAGTACCCGTTTTCCTGGTCAAACAGCAGATGCCGTACAACATCAGACTCCTGCTCTGCCGCCGCCTGATCCTCTACCCCCTCAGGAATGAACACAGCTACCCGTTCGGCCGTGAATACCCGCATGAAAGAGGGTAGCGCCCACTCGACGGCTTCAAATACTTCGCGGGTGACTACCTTTGAGTGCCCATCCCGCTCATTCCCGTACAGTTCACCCAGATAGTAATCAAGCGACTTCTGGCGTGCGTCAGACTCAGGCGAGCCGTCCCCGTTGATCGCAGTTTCAAGCTTGCGCTCAATCAGGTTAGCCAGTTCGGAGTCATCCATCACACCACCCATTTAACATCTGGTCTGTAGACAGGACGGGACTTGCTCGCCCGCCTGTGGCTTACATTCTGCGGCTTCAGTGTCGCCTCCCATCCCCTTGTGGGAGCAAAGCCTTGCGCGAATTGCCTAAAAGCATCCGCGCCATGCGAGTATTCGTCATGCCGGGGAGAAGAGCGGAACACCTGTCTCGATTCGTCCCAATCCTTCCGGTAGTTCTCCAGGCACCGAATCCCGAAATCACACTTGGTTTCATCAAACCAGCATGACGACAGCTTTTGCCGCGCCATCTCGATTCCTTCGTTTATCTCTCTCACCCTGGGAACAACGCGGATAGGGCGTACGCCTAGTTCCTCTAGCGTTTCCCGCCGACTGCGGTTAGTGGTGAGTTCCGTTATCTCTACGTCATGGGGGAGATAGTGCTCCCCGTACAGGTAGCCTTTGTCTTTTAGGACTTTGGCGTAGTGCGCCAGCCCTTCCCCATTGGTTTCGTAGTAGTCAATAAAGCGGTTCTCTAATCCCACCCGCTGCATGAACCAGATACAGGTTGAATCGTTCCGCCCCAAGTCCCAAAACGTATGGACTGGCGTACTAGTCTCTACCGGGATGCGGCATATCCGGTTCTGCTGCCGCAGCTCATTGATGATATCCCCGAAGTAAGTGCCTTTGATTGCTGCTGTCCAGGAGCATTCAAACTCCTGTTCGTACAGGTCATCGGACATTGTGGCTCTGGCGGCAGCCAGTTCGTCAGGGTCTAGAATCCCTGTCTCAGAGGCTTTGTGAACCTCCACAAGCCACGAATCGTCAGTTTTGACGGTGTTGTATAGGTCATAGAAGTAGCTGCGGCCCTTGGGCGTTCCAAGGAACAGCGCCCCACCCTTACGATCCGCCAATGCCGGTCTGATAATCTCAGGCCAAAGGTTGGGGGATATCTGCGCCACTTCGTCTATCACAACGAAGTCGAAGTACAACCCCCTTAGTGAGTCAGGGTTATCAGCGCCGAATAGTTGAATCCTCCCACCCCCCGGAAGGTCTACCCTCAGTTCCGCCTGATTGAACTCTGCGCCAGGGATGGGACGGCAGTAGTGCTGTAGGTAGTCCCATGCTATCGACTTGGCTTGACGGTACAGGGGGGCGACGTATGCGCCCCTCGGCCTGTCCTGTTCGCACGTCAGGACGCGCTTGATAAGCTCATTGATGGCGAGAACCGTCTTCCCTGCCCGCCTGTGGATAACCAACAGGTTGAACCGCTTCAGCCGGTCGTGGATCGACCGCTGTAGTGGCCTTGGGCGATAGGGGATTACTATTTCTCCCATCGTATCGTCAGCTTGCCGCTAGTGCCTTCCGGGCCTTCCAGGCTGTGCGGGATAATCTTCGCCAGCAACGTCATGAATGCCGTGGGGTTGGCTTGGGATTGCTCTACCAGATAATCCACGCCCCCGGCTTTGTCGAACGCTTCACGAATCAGGAGCTTCAAATCCTGCGTGAGTTTGTTCGGAATCCCCGGCTTTCGCCCGCCCTTCTTGTTTGGGCCAAATCGTCCGTCATTTTTCATGACGCATACTCCGCGTAATGCTTCCATGACCACTGGAATTGGCCCACATGGGCAATTCTCTTAGATGCGTCATGGTCTACCCACACCTTGAACCCTGCTGTCCTGCACTTGTGGAAGAACGGCATATCCTCGGTTGAATAGCCTGTCTCTTGTCGCCACACCGGGAGAAACCACGGCTGCTCCACCTTCCTGAATACATCTAGGTTGATGATGGATACCCCGAAACCACCCCCTAGCACTTCCTCCAGTCCCCCTGACTTCTCGCCAGTGACTACCCGCTCGCCGTCCTTGCCTATTGAGGTGAACGTTGTAGGCGGCCATTCCTTGACCATGTAGTTGGTAAGGACAATCTCTTTACCGGCCTTGGCATGGTTCACCATGCTCACTAGCACATCAGGCGCAAATACCATGTCGTCATCGAGGAAGCACAGATGGGTGAACCCATTGGAGATAGCCCGCTCGGCTATGTCTTCCCGGTTCTCTATCCAGTTGCTTCCCTGGGCTAACCCAATCTGAAAACGGAAATCGGGTATCGGCTCAGCCGTTAGGAGGAACCCAATCATGTTTTGTAGGGAGTAGCCGAAAGCGGCGCAATACACCCCTGAAGTGGGATAGGAAATCATCAGTTTCATTCAAGCTCCACATGGGTTGGCTTGCGGAAATCAGGCAGGCGCGGAATACGTCAGGCTTGAAATGCTTACCGTGTCGCCAACGCCAACAGAAAGGCTAGACAGGTTGATATCGCTACCAGAAGTGCTAACGGCCCCGCTGAATACCAGAGTGGCTACGCTGTCGTATACCTTGAACTTCGCTACCGTTCCGCCCGTTGCGCTGGTGTCACTGGTGATAGCGCTTGCCGTAGCCGTACCACTGGACGAAGCGCCGAATGCGGGATCGCTAAACGTCAGCGTTGCAACCTCAACGTCACCAGATGTTTGAAACTGGAGCGTTCCAGCCCCAGCCCCTGCGTCAATCAGGTCAACCACATAGTTGCAAAGACCGTCCCGAACCGTCGTCGGATGTGTAACAGCCATATCAATCTCCCTTCACAGTAATATCAAAGTCTTGTTTAACCTTCCCATCCGGCCCGATTACTTTCCCGATGGCGCGGATAGTCGCTACGCCGCTAGCGCAAGCATTATCACCATTAGCTCCTCGTCCTCTCTCTGGAGTCGGGCTAGAAACTTCTGCCTCTCGGATTCCTGCTGTTTCTCCAGCCATTCGTCTACTTCCCTTCGGAGTTTCTTGGATGAATAAACCTTCCCGGTTCCGCCCCCGCTAGTGGGGTTTCCAGATACCGGCGCAGAGTCAAACCCGTATACCGTTGCCGATGACGCCGCCAGGGTGCCCGTGGCAGTAATCGTGCGCTCTGCTGTACCTACGACAGTCGCAGCGGATGCCGAGATAGTCCCGCTAGCGGTTATCTCTCTCTCAGCCGTACCGGATACAGTCGCGCTTTGGGCTGTAGGGGTGCCGCTGCCGGTAATGATGTTACCGACTTGACCTGTACCAACTACCGTCGCGCTCTGCGCTGTGGGAGTGCCTGAGGAAGTAATCTCCCTCTCAGCCGTTCCCGCTACCGTGGCGCTTTGCGCTGCTACTGTGCCCGATGCGGTAACCGTGCGCTCTGCTGTACCTGCTACGGTTGCGCTTTGAGCCTGTGGAGCGCCTGAGCCAGTGACTACCGCGCCAACCGTACCAGTACCCGAGACAGTCGCGCTCTGTGCGGCTGGTGTACCGCTAGAGGTAATCTCCCTCTCTGCTGTGCCGGATGCCGTTGCCGCTTGCGCTGCCGGGGCTCCGGAGCCTGTTACCGTCCTGGTTGCCGTTCCCGCTACCGTCGCAGACTGAGCGGCTGGCGCTCCTGTCCCCGTCGCCCCGCCGCCTGCGGAGGGGAAGTAGAGGATTCTTGGAGCCTTGCGCAGCAACGCATACGGTTGCCGGTTGAACTCGCACATCTCCGCGTCAGACAGCGGGCTATCCCATACCGCCCAGTACGCAACGCCCGCAATCGCAGCGTTACCGCCCGAGTAATCGCCACCTAGAACCAGCTTGCTCAATGCTGATACGGGAAGCGGCGCTGATGTATCAGTTGCTACATTGCTGAATCCGCTTTGACCGCGAAGGTCGTTCGCGGCGTGAATGGAAAAACAGTTTCTATAGTACCTGTCAATCGCGGAACTTGCGGGAACAACCCCGCCAGAGAATCCGCTATTTGAGGTTAGGTATCCTGCTGTCGGCGTGCTGGCATCGGTGTAAAGCCCGTCCCACGCTGTCGCAGATGCGAACATCCAGGGGACGGATGGGGCCGATGTAGGGCGAAACGATATTGCGTAACTGCCAACCCAACTTGATTTTGAAAGCGCGTACTCAACCTGTCCGCTACCTACAGCATCCGTGATTATTTCAGTTGGAGTAAGCGTAACAGTTGACTCAACCACCACAGACAGCACAGAGCCGTCAACGCAATTGCGCTGATACCTGTGGGCATCGGTAAGGACGAAGTACCGCAGGCTTTTCGCAAGCGGGTGCGTCAAATCTACCTTTACATCACCGGCGGGTCTCCTAGCCCACCTATCAGGGATGATAATCGCGGGCATGGCGCCCTCTTACGCTACGACGCCGGTCACAAACGGCGTAATTTTGACTACCAATCCGCTTGTGCCGCCGTCGCAGTCCATCGCGGTGCTGCTGCCGTTTTTGACGTAGGGCGTAAATGCTGTCAGTCCTTCCAGCGAAATGACCATCCAGCGCCGTTGCAGCGTCGTCACGGCAGACAATATCCATGAGCCGAGATAGACCCCACCGCCCACAGTCGTTCCGCTAGGCGCATCCGTTGTGTCATCAGTGCCATCAACATTGAGTGGCAAGCAGTACAGGTCTACTGTCTGCCCGACAGTCGGCGCGCTTGCGTAGTCGCATTCCAGCATACACATCGCGTGCGTTGCATACGGCACGCTCGCATCGCTGGTGTTGTCGAAGTCCGTGCCCGCACCGGAGAAATTCCCCGCCGTGATGTCCGCAGTCGTGTAGTTGAATACCGTCTGCGCGGTGCCGAAAAACTGCTTGGGTTTTACGTCTGCCATGTCAGAGACTCGTCAGGTCATACCACGAAATATCACCTTCCACGCCGAGAAGCGCAGGGGATGCCGTGGTGCCGGTGCCGGTTACGAACAGGGATTCCAGAACGCTCGCGTTCCGCTTGCAGTGCGCGAGCACCGCAGCCTGTACCGCGAGCTTTGCCGCCGTCCCCTTCCAGCATTCTCCGATGCCGGCGCGCACGTTCGCCTTGCTCGGGTTAATCGTGGTCGTGGCGTTGTCGAACAGCCACTCCCAAATCCGCGCCTTTCCGACTGTGAGGTTGTCCACCTCCACCCAGTCGAAGCCGTTCTGCATGATCTCATCCTTCGATACGGACGAGCGCCATACGACAACGGCAGGGGACTTGTCGGCGTTCAGTGCGGCAGCCAATGCGCCCAAATCCCCAACGCTGTAGATTTGCGCGAGCGTGCCATCCGCGAGGATCGCTGCCTTGAGCGTTGCTTGCTGTTCCGGTGTCAGGTACATACTTACCTCAGACTAGTATCGCCACGCCGAGGGCGATGGCGAGGATTGCGAGAGCGGCGACGACGATGTGCGCTTTGCTTACCATCCGACGCGCCTCCTTGGGTTTGCAGATTTCATTGCCCGGCCGCGTACAGGCGCGGCACTCGGCTAGTCTTTCGGAGCTATCCACTCGCGCGAGCCGGACAGGTCAACATCGCGCAGGCGCTCCTGCATGGCTTCAACGCGAGACTCCAGGCCGGAGATGGCGCGGTCAGCCTCGCGGGTTCTGACGCCCAGCGCGTCGATGTGCGCGCTTGTCCTGTGGTGCTCCCGCGAACTCGCGTCCTTCAGCGCCATGACCTCGCCCAGCGCGGCAGCCACGTCACGCTGCTGCTCGACTACGGCGTCGATCTTTTCGGCGTGCGCCTCTACCTGCCGCTGCACCGGGGCCAGCGCGCTGTACCCGAGCGATGCGACAAAAGCGCAGCCGGCGATGATGCTCGCCCACTGGGTCTGCTGCGGGGAGTTGACCCTGTGCGCGATGGTTTCCAGCGTATGCGTCTGCTGCACAAGTGTCGCGGATATGCCTGCGACCTCCTGCGACAGCCTGCCTACCCTATCGTCCAGGTGGCGATAGCGCGCCTCTAGCGACTCGACTCCCGCTTGCCCGTTACTGAAGCTTTCCGCCGCCACATCCGATGCCCCTACTTGGTAGCGCCCTTGATTTTCTCCCACGACCGACCGCCCACGTAGCCGAGCATGACCCACTGGAACAGATCGACCACGCTGTCAGGGATCGCTTTCAGCCAGTCGCCAAAACCCTGCGCCACCGCTTGCGCCGTGTCGGGTGAGATAGCGGACAGGAAGCCCATCGGGATAGCGAACAGGATCAGCAGGTACACCACGTACAAAAACGAGGGCCGCGCCCGCGAAGTCCACGGGTCGGTACTCTGCGCTTCAGCGAGGATCGCGCTCATGCGAGTCTTGAGTTCTTCCAGCTCGCCGCGCTGCTGCATTTCGATCAGCTCGAGCTGCGCCTTGGCTTTGGCCGCCGGATCCGGAATCAGCTTGTCGATCAGGCGCGCGCCGATCTCGACTATCGGCATGACGGCTGCGAGGCTCATCGTTTCTGTCTCCGCTTGCGCTGGCGCTCAATGACCAAAGCAGCAGCCAGCACGCACCACACGACGCCTTCGAGCAGGCGCTTCACCACGCGAGCCACCCGAGGATCAGCAGCGCCGCGATCAGCAGCGGGCCGACCACGCCGATCAGCGTGGCGCAGGTGATGGGAGCGTTGCGGGCGAGCGTGCGGCAGTGCTGCATGTACTCATGACTCCAGCCGGGTTGATCGGCATCCTCTGAATCCCACTCGCGTAACACCTCGCGAAGCTCGGCGCGCATCTTCTCCAGGTTCTTCGCGAACCCGTCGCGGTCGGTCACTGGTAGTTCCAACCAAGGTGCCG